CCAACATATTTATCTGCTGGACTATTCAAGGGCGTGCCCACCGGGTACGACTGATCCTGATTTGTTATGAGCTGCCACGTCAATCTCAAAGATTGCAACGGCGAGGTTGCCCATATAAACGTATAATTCAAGGATCCCTTCCATTTCCGGAAAAATTGGCACATATAAGCCATATACCCCACCCCTATTTCCGCCGAATCTATCCCATCCGGAAAAGGGTGGACAGCCCAAGTGTACCGAGACTCATCCGTAATCGTCTGCCTAAAAACCAATGCTGGACGCATTATCATGGCTCTTATATTGTGACTCATTTCTGGGTCACAATACCTAAGTGGATCAACATTACGAATATCCTCGAACATATCCATCGTCGTTCCTCCTGCCTCATCGACACAAGCAGATGCATCACCGTGAGTAACCTGTGATATACCCTGCTGCTTGGTCTGCGAACCAGTAACCTTTGTAAACATGTTGTGAGCTGAATTTGCCGTTTGAGCCGCGGAAAATAAACTACTCGCGTAACTAGAAGCTGCATAAATTCCTCCTTTGACCGACTCACCCACATCCCCAAGAGCTCCCGCAGCTGCCGCTGGAATTGACGCCAAGACGCCGTTTATTGCGTCCATAGGACTTGGCAAATTCGATGCCACCATATGCCCTGCCGTAGCGACAATCGGCATCAATGACGGCATCAAAGGATCCTTAACCAAAGAATGCCCTATCAAATCCTTCTTGCTCATAGGTGGGGGGGTTCTCGTAACGTCCTCCATCGCTCCCATAAACTGCAACTGATTTATCCGCATATAATAACGAATCACTGGTTGAACAGTATCTGTATCTATTCCCTGATAATATGCCCTAATGTACAGAGTCCACTGGTTGTAGAAAGCATTCCACAACAATGGGGTGACTCCTGTATATGTGTTCATTGTGGTTGGCACCCACTCGAACGGCGAATTCCACGGAAACTCCACTTCTATTGCTTCTTGATCTCCTATTGACAGTAGAATCGGATCCTTACTGTGCAGAGAATCAAAATCAACACCGCCCAATCCGTCGGCCTGCATTGCCAACCCTTCATTAATAGTTCCTGGAAATTTTAAAATCTCCACAAAACCATAATTGGCCGGGGTTGAAAGCACGTTAACACGAACCGTGATAGACTTCCATCGCATCATGCTAAATACGTTCCGTAAATCATCCACTGGTTTAACCCAAAATGGATTTGGTATCTTATCGGAACCATACGCGCAAGACCACGGTATTGCCATCCCATATCTCATATTGTTAACTATCGTTCGGGGCCACGCAGTATTGTCCGGTAACAAATACTCACGCGTAGTTAAATGCGTTCCTGATTCCCAATTCTCGGAACTCAGTCGCGACTCCTCCCGCTCAGTTATGGTCTCCTCAGCTACTCCAATCTTTGTAAAAGAGTGATTGGAAAATTTCTCTTGTGTTTGTCCTTCTAAATTAAAAGCTGCAAATCTAAAGTTAGGGAACAACAACATTGCAACGATGCTGCTCCACTTAAATTGATCTTTTATCCTCAAAAGCGCGAATACGTGTTCAAATCCACACACGTCCCATGCATTCTCTTAAGGGGTCCGGTATTTACTGGCCTTCCTTTCCAGGTTCTGCTCAAACAGAGCTTGGCTATCAACGTAGCTGTGCATTGGGCCTAGTTTGCGTTCATTGCGGAACGTTAGTTTTATGTCATCTCGGACTAGTTTAACGTCATTACGGACGTTGCTAAATTAATCATAGATAGGTACGTCGTTGAAATAATACACGTCTTGTACACGCGCATTTACTTCTTCAAACGACTTAACCTGTATTTGAGTGGAACTATCACTAGCCCACCCCAATATAATATCTGAATACTTATTATACGGTATTTCACCATACAAAGATAATTCTCTCATTGCTGTATCCACATTAATTTGCAATTGTTCTTCAATAGTTGCCGTCCCGCTCTTACGAACCCACGCCAACATACCAAAAATTGATTCTAGTTTCAGAGGTGCCAAAACCTTATCCAATGTTCCATCCTCCCGATATAACAATCTAAATGCCCTAGACAAAAATTCTAATTCATGAATTTCCAAAAATGGTTTTACTACTTCTTCCTTTCCCGGAGTAGTATAATTCATTCCAAAGAATTTTGTAAAGCCGTCTCTTATAGTTTGCATGTTGTACCAAGATTGAACTGTTTTCATCACTTTACCCATATTATCATCCCCATATGCTCGAAACCGCACATGTGTTCTAAATTTAAACCCACTCAAACGATAGCGTCTGAACAGCAAATTATGTATGCAGAAATCTGCAAATGTGTTAAAGAAGCTCGTCAAATAATGACCCGAAATTACTCCTCTAT